GCGGTAGGCACGCCACCGCGACACGCCCATGGCGTCGACCTGCTCCGGGGTCAGTCCGAAGAGGTGGTGGAAGGCGGGGTCGTAGAAGGCTCGGTAGCCGGGTCGTCTTTTCCCGGTTCCTCAGTCCGCCGGATCTCCATCTTCAGCGGCCGGACCTTCGCCACGTCATCCCACGACACCTCGAGGCCGGACTGGCGCAGCGCCATCCAGATCGCCGCCTGCTTCTGCCACCGAGGGGCCTTCGGCTTGGCGTCGGGGTCGCCGGCCTGCTCCAGGGTCAGCTGGCCGAACAGCGGCTCGGGCCACTCGTCCGGCTCGAACGAGAACCGCTCCGACAGTTCGTCGAGGTCCCCGACCGTGATCGCCCAGGCGTCCCAGGCGATCCACTCGGCGCAGCCCAGCCGCTCCCGGTCCTCGTCACACAGCCGGAACTCGTGCACCTAGGCCCCTTCCACGAAAATGCCGGCACGAAGTAGGTAGCTTGACGCCTCGCTGACGGGGCCGCCCTCGACGTACTCGTGGAAGCTGATGCGATACGCCCCCGCGATCTGCTCCAGTTCCTCCTGGGCCACGCCAGCCTCTGCTGCGGTGGCCTCGATGACTGCGACCCTGTCCATGTACTCGTGGTTCGCCACGCTCTCGGGGACGCCACGTTCGATCTGGGCCGAGCGGTGATCCTGGGCCTCCTTGAGCGACGCCCTGATCTCGTCTCTGGCGGTGTAATCCACCTAGGCCCCTTCCACATCACGCTTGACCGCCGACAGTTCCAGGTCGAGCTCGCGGGAGATCTGCGGCTGCACCGCCCGAAGCGGGATCGAGACGAACCCGCGCCCGACCCGCTGCGCATACCAGTGCAGCTTGTTGCCGAACAGCGGATGCCGCAGAATCCCGGCCTCGAGCGCGTTCACCGCCCGGCCCTTCGGCCCACCCGTCGGAGCCGACACCGCCACACCCACACCGGGACTCGACCCGGCGAACCGCACCGAGGTACGGACCCGCAGGTCGTTGACGAGGTCGTTGACGTAGCCGGACGGCATGAACGTGGGTGCCATGCCGATCAGCGTCGGCCGGTAGACCCGATTGACCGCCCGGCCAGCGGCGGTCGACACCCGGCGTTGGAACCGGGCCGCTTCCCGCCGCAGCGCAGCTGCCTTCTCGTCCAACTCCCCCGTGCCGAGAACCTTGACCGTGACGGCCACTAACCCACCTTGGCGATCCTGCTCGCCGCGTTCCAGGACGCCGACACCTTCACCGCGTCGGCGACCGCGCCATCGACACTGAAGTCGGGCAGGACCGTGCCGAAGAAGTACTGCGTGTTGGTCAGCGTGCTCGGGTACAGGTAGAACTTGCGGGCCAACCCGTCCGTCGCCGCCGTGTACGTCTGCGCGGTGGCGTCGTCGTAGAAGCCGGAGAACTGCCCCGACGCGTCCGGCAGCCCCGACACGTAGATCTTGTTGTCGTCGCCGAACGCGGTCACATCAACCTTGTCGGTGGAAAAGTTTATGGACCACGTACTGAAGAAGGGAATCGGCGACGCCTCAGCCGTATCGGACGAAACGCCCAAATAGACTCTGCCTCGTCGTCCATGGATGCGGCTCAATGTCCTACTCCCTGTCTCCTAACAACCGCAGCAACTCTGCGGCGTGATTGGTGAACGTCCGGTCGGCGACCGCCTCACGGGCCTTTGCTGCGAGGGCCTTGCGTTCCTCGGGCTGGCCCAGCCAGTAGCGGAGCAGGTCCGAAGCCTCTTGTGGCGAGTCGAAGGTGGGCAGCATCCCCAGCACCTCATCGCCCTCGCCGCGGTGGTCGCGGAGGAAGAACAGCCCGCACGCGGCCGCCTCAAGTTCTCTCGGGCTCATCGACCAGCCGGCCGACAGTTCGGGGCGTTGCGCCTCGGTGCGGTACAGGTTCAACCCGACCCGGGCCGACCGGTACACGTCGGCGGTCTTGTCGTTGTCCAGGCACTCGTCCGGGTCGTGGGCCAGGAACGGGTATAGCGGCGAGTCCTCGCCGACGGTCTGCCAGTTCCCGGCCAGCAGCACGTCCAGACCGGTCAGGTCCATCTGCTCGAGGAACGCGACCCGGGACGGGAACCCGGTGCCGACGAACCCCAGGTCACATACCAACTCCGGCACGGATGGTCCGGGGTGGTGGATGGCCGGCCGGTATGCCTTCGGCACGTACCACGTCGGTGCGAGCGTCCGGAACTTGTCCAGGTTGGTCGGGTCGTCGATCAGGTTCACGTCCGCGTACGGGGCCAGCTTGAGCTGCCGCTCATCCTCGTATGGGCATTCCGTGTGCAGGATGACGACGCGGGTGCGGGAGCGTCTGGCCCGGTCCAGCAGGTCGGGTGGGATGAAGAACCCGGACACGATCAGCAGCACGTCCGGCCACGACTTGTAGAGGGTGGCGTACAGGCCGTTGACGGCGAGCTCGTAGGACTGCTCGGCGGTCAGCATCCGGGTGAACGTCTGCTCCCCGGTCTGCCGCAGCGCCGAGCCGTAGAACGTGAGCCGTTCGTCTAGGCCGAACTCGATCACATGCTGGCCGTGCTCGCGCAGCGCTTCGACCCAGCCCCGATGCACATCGGCGACCGAGAACGACGGCCCCGGTGCCGCGACGACCCATCTCACGAGACGCCCACCGTGACCGGGATCTCGAAGCCGAGATAGCGCTGCGCGCCCTCGCCGGAACCCCAGACGAACTCGCCGTAGTTGCGGGCCGACAGGGTGATGGCGAAGTCCCAGTCGGCGGTGGTGCCGGCGTCGAGCGCGGCCCGGATGTCGTCCGACGACAGGTAGCCGTCGAGGGCATCCTGGCTGGTCCGGTCGATCACCTTCTGCACCAGCACCAGCAGCACGAACGACAGGTCCCTCGCGCCGTCCATCGTCGCGTCGACGATGAACACCCCGGGGCCTGGCAGGACCACGGCGGCCGGTGGGTTGATCGTGTCCGGCGCGATGGCGTGGGAGCGGGGGATCACCGTCGCTGCGCGGGTGGCGAGCCGTTCCCGGATCGCGGTCACGTCCACTACGCCACCAGCACCGGGTCACGCTGGTACGGGGCCAGCATCCGGGCGGCCATCGGGTTGTCCCGGACCCGGATGATGCCGAACTGCCCGTAGCCCCCGACCCCGAACGGGGAGTCCTTCAGCTTGAACGTCTCCGCCGCGATGACCAGGCACGCCTGCTTGACCGGGCCGGGCACGGTGGGCCAGCCCCACTTTGCCGTGACCTGGACGCTGGGGCGGCGGCCGCAGGGGAAGTCCCGGTTGACCGAGACGATGCGGTAGTAGGGCCAGCCCGGCTCGCCGGACACGACACCGTTGGCCGGTTCCAGGCTGTAGTCGGCCGTGGTCCAGGTGGTTCCGAACGTGCCGGAGTCGCTGCCGTCGGTCTTGACGATCAGCCCGGTGGTGGTCCAGAAGTCATCCACCACCGCCAGCGACAGAGAGCGCGGGTGGAACGTCCTCGCCGATGCGACCAGTTGGGGCCAGAACGCCCGGCCGCAGAAGTGCTCGATCCCCCGCGACGCCGAGACGAGCGCGTCCTGAAGCTTCGCGTCATCCGTCGTGTCGCTGGTGGCCAGGCCGCCGACGTACGACTTCAGCTCGGCCATGGACGCGTAGGTGGGTGGGCCGGGGTCGGCGGCGAACACCGACCCGGTGGCGACGTCGACCACGGCGCCGGAGACGGTCCACGTCCACGTCCACAGCCCCGCCGAAGCGAGGGAGAACGCGGCGTCGTACTGCCCGGTCGATGTGTTCGTGACCGACGGGTTGGTCACCGCACCGGCCGGGTCCGTCACAGCCAGAGCGACGGTGGCGTTGGTCAGCGTCCCGGCCGCGTTGTACGACAGGTACTGGATGTTGACCCGGTCGCCGACGTCGCGGATCGTCACAGCACACCCCCGATCGTTGAGACCGACACGATGCCGGCCGGTGTGCGGGCGCCGTACAGACGATTGATGGTGGACGACACGTAGGGCGGGCCCGGCGACGAAGGAATGACCACCTCGGCCAGGAATGTGAACGCGCCCGACGCAACGCCTGTCACGTCGGCGCCGGGACCGAAGCCGACGGCGGTCGCGCCGAATGTGAGCGCGGCAGCGGCCTGGCCGTTGACGCCCTTCGTCCCCGAGGCGGTGGCGGTAATGGTGAGGTCGAGTTGGGCGGTGGCGGTGATGGTGACCTGACCGGCCGCAGTGCCGGTGAATGTGTAGGCGCCGGACGCCTGTCCTTCGACCGCTGGGACCTGGCCCGACTCGCCGCTCGCCGCGGCGGCGAACGCGAACGCGGCCGCGCCCTGCCCGTCGACGCCACGGACGCCGGCCGCGGCAGAGCCGAAACTGTAGGCCCCGAGCGCCTGGCCCTGAACGCTTCCGGCGACCTGCCCGATGGCGGTACCGGTCAACGCAAGGGCGGCCGCCGCCTGGCCGACCACTCCGGCGATGCCCTGGGCGGTGGATCCGAATGTCAGGCCGGTGACCGCGGCGCCGACCACACCGGGGACGCCTTGGCCGGTGGAACCGAACGTGAGGCTCGCGACCGCCTGGCCCACGACCCCCGAGACGCCACTGGCGGTTGAACCGAAGCTGAAGGCAGCGACCGCCTGCCCAACGACTCCGGCGACACCCAGTGCTGTGCTGCCGAAGGTGTAGGTGCCGGCGGCCTGTCCTTCGACGGGCGGGGCGGACGACGATCCGCTACCGGTTCCGGTGAAGGTGAACGTCGCGTCGGCTGTGGCCACCACGCCGGGGACGCCGAGCGCCGTAACCCCGACCGTGACCGTGCTAGCGGCGGTGCCGACCACGCCGGGCACACCCGCGGCGGTGCCGGCGAATGTGAACGACCCGGCGGCGGTGCCGGTGACCGCGCTGCCGCTCGCGCCCACGAGCGCGATCATCATGAGGGTCTTGAAGTTGGCCGTCAGGCTCAGCGTGGCGGTCATGGCCCCGGTGGCCCCGGCGGTGGCCTTCTCGCCCGACGCCATGGCGAACCCGCCGCCGGCGCCCTGCGTGGTCCAGTTGTCCATCCGCTCGGCCACGTTGGCGAGGCTCGCGTCGGCCCAGCCGGTGGCGCCGGTAGTGCTGTTGTTGTCCTGCCCGGTGCCGAAGGCGTACAGGCAGAGCACGTTGTTGTTCGTGGTCGTCGCGCCCGGGATGCTGACCGACGTGTCGGCGACCAGCTCCGTGGACGCCGGCGCCGCCTCGTACGGGTTGCCGCTGGTGCGGCAACCCGACACGACGATCATGCGGCCGATCTTGTGGTTGGCGGTGGTGGTGATGGTCGGGGCCGCCTCGCTGGCGGTCAGTCGGCGCCAAATCGCCGTGAGCCGGGTCACCGTGCCGGACGCAACGGGGATCGACGCCGCCACCACCCAGTTCGTGGGCGGGGTGATCGTCTCCGAGGTGGTTTCGATGAACGTGATCGCCACGTCGTCGGCGACCGCGGTATACCCGGCGGGATAGGCGGGGGTGATGTTACCGGTGCCGGCCGCCGACGCGCCGACGCCGACGACGGTGGGCATCGCCACGCGTCATCACCCCGGGTCGGGGCTGAAGCCGTAGGAGGTGACGTCCTCGATCGACGAGGACGTAAAGGTCTTCTCGTAGGTCGTGTTCGGGCCGACGTACTGGGACCCGTCGGAACCGCCAGCCGTCCAGGTCAGCGTCCCGCCGCGGGTGCCGGCGGGGGTGGTGGCGAGCAGGCTGACGATGGCGGACGAGGACGGGTCGAGGCGGCCATAGACGTTGAACGCGCCACCCTCGGCCTCGAACAGCCCGATCGATGTGGCGGGCTGGTAGGCGACCTCGGCCAGGATGCAGTGGATGCCCACGTCGGGGTTGGCGTCGTTGCTGAACCCCGTCCGCACAGCCATCGCGTCCATCTTGGTCTGGCTGAGCAGGTAGAAGTTCTTCCACGCGTCGCCGCCGCTGTTGGTCTGCATGGCGACAATCCAGCGGGTGGTCGAGTCGTCGAACCCGTGGTCGCTGGACCCTGCCCCGATGGTGTACGACTGGGATCCGTCCCACGATGTGCAGCCGAGCGTGCCCGGGTTGCCGGAGGCGGCCCAGCCGGCGATGTACCACCGCAGCGCGCGCAGCGTGTTGGTGGGGGCGGCGGTGAAGGTCGCCATCGGCACCTCGACGTAGTCGCTGGTCGCCACGGTTATCTGGGCCAGGCCGTCGGAGGTGGCGCCGATCGCCGGTGGGATGTCGTCCAGGGCGTTCAGCGTGCCCGCCGACGTCCACGCCGCCAGGGTGCCGTTGGAGGTGAAGGTGCGGAAGTTGCCGCTGGTGCCCGACACGGTGGCGGTACCGGCGGTGTCCACCTTGACCGGGGTGATGCGCAGATCCCCGATCGGGTACATGCCCCAACTCCACCCGCCCGCGATGTCGTCGTAGAA